CCTTAGTAATATTTATATTCCTTTTCTAACTTTAGAGGATTGTCGTCCCAATCGTCAGAATAGGTATTTACAAATCCACCTTGCCTGTATCTTAACACAGCTTGGGTCATGGAATCAACATAGTCATCGTATTGTCCGTTAGGAAACGCTGCAACCTCCTCTATCACTTCTTGTGCAAAATGCTCATCTAGTGGAGCAAATACCATACCAGACTCAAATACAGGAGCACAACTGTTGATACGAGTATGCTTATCTCTGCCTCTTGCAGGAACGTAGTCTACGACAGGTATACCCGCTCTTCTTAATTCATGTATTAATGGTTGACCAGATGCCTTAGCCTCAATGATTACGGTTTCCGGTTCCCAGTATTCGTATTGCTCTATTGCTAAATTTTTAAGATCTGGAAAGTCATACCGACCCTTTGTTGCATCTAAAAGTATTATACATTTCTCATAACCCTCTACTGGCTCAAAGATACCCCATGTAGTTATAGCTGAGTAATCAGCAGTTTCTTTTTTAGAGAATGCAGTATCATATGATTGTATTACATGTAATAATCTTGGTAGATGATCTTTATCGTAATCTTGCCACCACTCACGTTTAATTATTGCACCTTCCTCTGATGTAGGATCTTGCATGTATTGTGCGTTCCAATTTTTCATGGACACCGAAGCTTTGACAGCTTCTAGATCTTCTAGTGACCAGTATTCAGGCCACACAGGATCCCCGCTTGGCATGATGGCAGGAAACTCAATAACTTTCCACTTATCTGCTTTTGGTTCACTTTGTGCTTTGATGAGCCTTCCTGTAAGATCATCGGTAGCCCAACGAGTCATTACCACACAAATACGACCACCTGGTTGTAAACGCTGTCTGGGTCCTGATGAATACCATTCATAAGCTCGATCCATAGCTGAATCAGACATTGAGTCTTGTTCAGTATGTGGATCATCGATAATAAGTAAATCCGCCCCTCGTCCAGTAATAGAACCGCCAACCCCCGCTGCAAAATATTCACCCCCGTGATTTGTCTCCCAACGGCCTTTTGCCTTACTATCTTCACGTAGTGTAACATTTCCGAATATCTGTTTATACTCCTTGGTGTTCATTAAATTACGAACCTTGCTACCGAACCTTGTTGCTAATTCTGCGTTGTGTGATACCTGCATTATTTTCATCTTAGGATTCCTACCAATCATCCATGCAGGAAATAAGTAGGATGCAAATTCAGATTTAGTGTGCCTAGGAGGCATATTTATTATGAGCCTCTTTTCATTACCAGCAGCTATTTTTTGAAACTCCTCTGCAATAATTTGATGATGACCAAATTTTTTAGGATTATTAGTCTTTCTATAAATGAAATCTTGCCAAACACTTTCAGCAAAAATTAAAAAATTATCCTGGCATAACTTGATCCACTGCAACTGCTTCTGGAGTATAAGATCTTTTATTTCTTCTTCTGATAGTTGATCAAAGTTCATATCGTTTGGGTCCCCATTATATGGATGTATATTGCTTTGTAAACTCTTTACGCTAGTTTTGCCGCCTGGAAAACGTGGGCGGCTGGTAAATTTACAGGTAAACAGTTTGTTAGATTTTATGAGCCTTGTATACGTAAGACACACCTATAGCCCAATCGGGCTATAGGTTCTATAGGTTGGTTATTCAGTAGTGGTTAGTGTTGACACAAGTGTAGAAAACTTTTTAAGTATATTGTCCTTGAACTCGTCAACAACAGGATTGCCATTATTTTCAAGAATATGCTTCTCACATTCTCCCATTAACAATTGAAACATTATCTCATAATTTAATTGTTTCTTTTGTCCATTGTCTACCACCATATCAGCTAAAGCAGTTGGCGATTTCTCGCCAACCCTTTCAGCTAAAACTTGGGCTATGTTGATTAATGAATTATTGGGCATCTGCATCACTCCCTATAGCTTTGTATTCGCTATATTCTAACTCAGTACAGAACTTGTTAAATAAATCATTGTGAGCAATCTTAAAGTTTGCTGTCTCAAACTTTTTACGTTTACGATTTATTTTCTGTAATCCAAAACTATTGCCATGTTCATCTTGGACAATAATTAAGTTTTGGTTTGTTCTGCTAAACACATCAACAACATTTTGTTTCATTGTGTCTAACTCTTTAGCTAGTCTATTAGACTTCAGCTTTAATTGAGCATAAGCAAGTACAACTTTTTTTTCATCTTGCTTTAGCTTCTTTATTGCATTTGTCATATTTACCTCTTTTGTTAGTTTGACCCAAATCTTTTACATCTTATCAAATCCCATTGCAACAATTAATTTAACTTTTTTTTATTTATTTTTATTGGTATTTTTGGCTCAACCTCAAGTTGTATCTTATCACCGAATACTCTTTCCATAGATTTTACCATCTGCTCCATCAGCTTGGTGAACTCTTGCTGCTGTTCTTTACCGCTTTGTTTACGAGGCGAGGCGGCACTTGCCGCCTCGACATTTGGTTTTTTACCACGAACAGTCATACCCTATCTCTTTCCCCTCTTTTAGTTGCTCACGACACCAATCTATAAATTCCTTGTCCTGTGCTTTGTACTCTTTAATACTTTCTTTCTGGAACTGTTGCCCCCAAAAGAAACCATCTTCGGCAACGCAATTCGGATAACCCTCTAAATATTCCTTGTCTAACTTGTTGACAATTTCTTCAGTTATCTTAACTCCGCCCATACCACCATTGAAACCCAGATGTGATAAATCACCAAAACCACCATCTCCATCAGGAAGTTTGTGCGTGTCGCCTTTGTTTTGTTCTGTATACATCTGATCGAAGAACACCTGTAAACGAGCGTGTTTTCTCCAGTAAAATGTATCGTGGACTTCGCCATTCGAATCACGGAATCCCGCATATTGATCTAAACCCATATCTTCTCCTTTGTTAGTTTGTTCCCTCTCTTATTCTATCCCATCATTAAACGCAACCCTTTTCTTTTAGAATCATTCTAAACTGCAAAAACAAATGAACTTTCAAAAGCACTCGCCGTGCTGCGGGGGGGAGCTCTGAACTTGAGCTGCACATGCACGGACTTTACCAAACGAGACGAGCGGCAAACGAGTTAGAAAGGCGAGATTGCCAGCAGCAGCAGGATCCCCAGAAGGACTGTTGTGAAGGTAGGGAACATAAGCCAAGTCAAAGCGAGGATCCCGATGAACCACATCATACGACTTCGTACCGCTGCCAGCCATCTGCCTCTTCAATCCCCTTCATGAATGCATCCAGCTCCTGCTGCGAGGCGAAGGTGTACGTCTTTCTTTCTTGTTTCTCTTGTCCCCAATCGATGGTAACGACATGTTCTCCCTGGACCTCAGACTCTGCCCAGCTGTTACCGTTAGCTATGCAGCGTGTGCCACGAGCACCCGTCAGTGCGTAGGTCTTACCTGCTACGGGTTTATCTTTCTTCACGGCATCATCCGGTGTCCAGCCTCCGGGCGGGGCGTTTTCTTTGTTTATTTTTTTTATTACTTTACTTAACTTCTCTTTCTTGGGCTTTTTCTTTACGATGTATTCACATCCATAGTACTCATTCATCTGCTTGATTAGTTTATTACTCATCGGCATATCTTTTCTCCTTTGTTAGTTAAGGGCACTTCGCTTACAGTAACCCATATGCGGTACGCCTCTGTAAGTATCGTCCGCATCGTTGGAATATCCGTGCCCCAAGCTTAGATAAGACCTGATGGGATAAATGTCAAGAACTTTTCTTAAGAATTTTTCCACCACCTGTGCCTGGATCCCAGCTCCTTAGCTACGCTGCACTGGGGGGAGCTATCCTTATAAACGAGAACGAGGCAACGGGAGACCTATGAACGAGAACGAGACCCTGCTGCTGGTTCCATGCCCACGGTAACTAACAAAGAGGAAAAGAAAACGTGGGCGTGGAACGAGCTTCAGGATCCGAGCTGCCTGAGCACCAGCTCCTTCTCCAGCTGCTCCTGGATCCGTGGCCATTGGCCACGAGACGAGAACGAGGCAACGGGCTTCAACGAGCGAGGATCGGTGAAACTGGACACTGGCCTGTACAGTTTAATAGTCGCCTTCGAGGGGGTCTCTTTGAAGATTAAAACAGTTCCTCCATGTTTAACATATCTATTAATCCACACTATTTGCCATTTGTTTAGCTTCGGAAAACTGAGTTCATCTGATTTTAATTCTATCCAAAATATGCCAGTTCGATTGACTGCATGAATATCTGGTATTCCGTTAATTGTGCTAGATTCTATGCGGGTTAAAAAGAATCTAGTCAGTCCTTTTTTCACACTCTTCCAAAGTAAACTTTCTTGTTTCATTCAAATCAGTTTTTTTATATTTTTAATCACGCAATTTGGAATAATAGTTGTATTTCCTATCTCGTCAATATCTCCCTTTTCAGTCTCAGAATAGTCTCCAAAGACTCTTGTAGTTCCTTTTGATTGAGTCAGTAAATGTCCCTTTGTTACGCAAACAGGCAGTTTTGATTTTAAGCAGTGGTCAATAGATTGCCATGAGCTATCGGAGCAAATATCGTACCACTGAATTTCTACTAAAGGATATCTATCCTTCCAATGTTTTGCTTTTTTATTTATTGAAATTTTTCTTCTCATTTACTCTGACTATAACATTACCTAATGATGTGTACATTGTGGAATTATGTACACTGTTAAAAGCTTTGATCCATTCAGACCAACTAGCTGTTTTCAATTTCTTCAACGTGCTCGGGTTTCGCTTCGATTGTTTTGGCATTATAGCCATCGATCTTTTGCGATAACTCGGATAATTTGTTTTCAAGTTCTTCACGTGACATACCCTCCAGACCTGTTACTCTTACTTCTTTACGATCAACAAAAGCACCAGCCAATTGTCCAGATCTATACTCTGCATTAATAGCAGCAGCATATTGATCTTTCTTTTCTGCCTTATCAGCTAGTCTTTCAAATCTTTTGTAACGTCTGAGGTTGTCACCTTCATACATTTTAATTTCTTTTTCAAATCTCTTATCAAAATATTTTGCAACATGTGGGTTTAATCTTCTAGATAATAATCTTGAGGCCATAACTCCATAATCATTTTCGTTTTTACAAACATAGCCAGCACGTTTTAGC